TGGCGTTAACTCCAACACTCCTTCGACCCAAGTTGATGTTTGTGGCAGAGCGCCTGTTGAAGACGCCAAGTCGTGTTGGCACCGCTGACAACGACATTAACGCCCTGAAATCAATGAGTTCGATTCCTGACGGCTTTACTGTTAACCACTATCTGACGGACACCAACGGTTGGTTCCTGACGACGGACGTTCCGAACGGCTTGAAGCACTTCGTTCGTATGCCGCTGGCTAACAGCATGGACGCAGACTTCGACACCGGCAACAGCCGCTATAAGAGCCGTGAGCGTTACAGCTTCGGCGTTAGCGATCCGCTGGGTATCTTTGGTTCGTCTGGCTCGTAATATGTAGTATGATTCAAGGGAGGGGTTTAAACGCCCCTCCTGCTTCACCTTACTGGGATTTTTACTTACGCGGACTGCCCCAGCAGACTTTGTAGAGACGGCGTGAGTTTGTGCTACAACACAGGAGATTCACATGGCTTTGACCACATTTCAAGGGCCGGTACGTTCGCTAAACGGCTTCTATACTCAAGGGCCGGGTAATACAATTACTCTCGGCGCTACCGCAACCCTCACCGTTGCCGCTCACGCTGGACGGATTCTTCTGGTTCCGGCGACTTGCGCGATCACCCTTCCGGCAGTTAATGCTTCGGCAAACCCTGCGACCTCTGGCCCCGGCTCTGATCCAAATACGCTGAATAACATTGGCGCTATTTTCACGTTCATCTTTACCGCAGCTTCGGCTGGGGCAACTGCTCAGACCATTACCTGCGCTGGTAGTGATGTTTACACCGGTCAAATTTTGGTGGCTGGCACGACTTCGATGGCGTTTAACTCAACCGCTGGCACAATCATCACGTTGAATTCAACGACTTCGGGTGGTGCTGCTGCTGGTAGTCGTTTGACGCTGATGCCTTTTGCCGCTGCTAAATGGCTGGCTGACGGTTCGTTTGTGGGTTCTGGCACTGTTGTTACGCCGTTCTCTTAATCTTCTGGGGGCTTCGGCCCCCAATTAACACACTAGGAGATTAACCATGCAGACAGACGTTCTAGCCAGTGTACCTATAACTGCCAGCGGTCAGTTTACTGACCAAGCTACTAATAATCTTGCCCGTTGCAGAGTTAAGGCAATCTACATCGTCCCCGGTGCTACAGCGGGTAGCCTTATTCTTAGGGATGGCGGGTCAAGCAGCACAATTAAAATCACCGTTAACACCGTAGCTTCCGTCGCTCAACCGACCTATATGTTGATGCCCGGTGAGGGATTGCTGTTTCAAACTGCCGTCTATGGAACGGTGTCAAACCTTGGTTCCGCAACTATTATTTACGGGTAAATAATGACCTCTAACAAAGGCTTTAATCTGGCGGGTAAGAAGTTAATGATAGGTCTTCCCGCCTATGACTACAAAGTAACGGTAAGCATGGCTGTGTCTCTTATGAAGCTCAGTCAAATGGTGTTGCAGCATGGGATTGAAATACAGGTTAACAGCATCTGTGGTTGCTCTGTTGTTTCCCGTGCGCGTAATGTCATTGCTAAGCAGTTCTTGGAGTCTGATTGTGATCACCTGATGTTCATTGATGCAGATATGACATTTGATCCTGAGTCAGTGATTCGTTTGATGGCATGGAATCAAGAGCGCGGCGTTGTTGCAGGTGCTTATGTAGCCCGTAAAGAAAGCAAGACTTACATCCTGTCGATTGACGGTGGAACCGGAATTAACGGCACCCACGGCAAGATCACAATGGATGAAGATGGTCTGGTCAGGGCTTATCGCGTAGCTACTGGCTTTATGATGATTCAGAAACAAGTCTTCACCAAGCTGGCGGAACAACATCCTGAGTGGAAGCACATGGACACCAACAGTCCGCAGATGCTCTACAGCTTCTTTGACTTCTTGGTTACCCCCGAAGGTATGATTGGCGAAGACTTCCTTTTCTGTGACCGTGCGCGGGAAGCTGGGTTTGAAGTGTGGATAGACCCGACTATCAAGCTTGGTCACATGGGTGTGGTTGAGCATAAGAGTGATTTCGGTAACGATGTTCTGTATCCGTCGATGATCTCGCAACAGACTATGAGTGACGCAGCATGAGCAGCATAAAGACAGTGCCGGTTACGTGGGGTGCAGACCGGTTGATGTGTGATTGCGGTGGTGAGTTTCATCACAAGTTCAGCATCAAATACAAGGCAAAACCGTTTGTTCATGTGTGCGAAAAATGCAGTGCCACAGAAGATACGGAATCCATCTATCCAATGACAACCTATCAAGAGGTTTAGGATGAGCGAGGCATGGACAAGAAAAGAAGGAAAAGCAAAGAGCGGTGGTTTGAACGCGAAGGGGAGGGCGTCGTACAACGCAGCCAACCCCGGCAAACCCGGTTTGAAACCGCCACAGCCACAAGGCGGCTCCCGGCGCGATTCTTTCTGTGCGAGGATGACGGGCATGAAGAAGAAGCTGACATCAGCGAAGACAGCCAAAGACCCGAACAGCCGTATCAATAAATCACTAAAAGCATGGAACTGCTAGGAGATAAAGATGGCAAAAAAACTTACCGATGCCGAAATCAGAAAACTTGAAGACAAAGCGCCAACCACCAAAACCACTATGGGCGAAGGTAAGCTGGGTTCCACGGATTATTTTGGGTTTGAACCCGAGGGGTTTGATGCGGCTGGAAAAGAAGCGGTAAGGCCAAGCATTATTAAAAAAGCCAAAGGTGGTTCCATCCGTGGTTGTGGATGTGAAACCAAAGGTAAGACCAAAGGGCGGTTTGTATAATGCCTTCTACATCCGCAAAGCAGCATCGTTTCATGGCAGCAATAGCTCACAGCCCCTCATTCGCTAAGAAGGTTGGGGTATCTCAATCCGTTGGCAAAGACTTCACTGCTGCCGACAAAGGTAAAACTTTTAATAAAGGTGGCATGATGAAGAAACGACGTTTTGATGAGGGCGGTGAGATTGACTACGAAGTTGATGAAAACGCTGAACCGGAACGTCGGTCTTTTGGCGCTGGTGTATCTGCTAAAGATCGTGAGTATAACGAACCCGTTTCTAAGCCAGCCGCAAAAGCAAAACCTAAAGCTAAACCTGAAGCAAAACCTGCCGCAAAAGAGAGCGATGCAAGTGAAAGTGCTTACACAAAGGCGGCTAAAGCAAGCTTTTTGGGTAGTCCGGGAAAATATTTATCTGAACCCCTAAAGCGTATGCGTGAGCGTATGTCTAGCGGTGACCAACAAGCATTTAAACCTCGTGATCGCGGTTTTAAAAAAGGTGGCATGATGAAAGAATCCAAAGAAATGGTTGGAAAAGAAGTGGCGTTCATGAAGAAAAAAGGCGCACCGGCTTCAATGATCAAGCATGAGAAAGCCGAGATGAAAGGTTATGCCAAAGGTGGCGGCATTGAGAGCAAAGGCAAGACTCAAGGCACCATGATCAAAATGGCTACCGGTGGCTCGGTTTCGCGTCGTGCGGATGGTATTGCTCAACGCGGCAAAACCAAGTTCAAAAACTGCTAATGAGAAAGTCCCGTGGGATGGGGGATATGAACCCCAATAAAATGCCTACCGGCAAGCGTAAAGCCAGACGCGACAATACTGATTTCACTGAGTATGCGTCTGGCGGCAAGGTGTATAAGCCAAGCAAAACATTGAAAAAGATGAAGTGACATGACAACTTCCGGCTCAACTGGGTTTACCCTCGACTTTGCGGAAATCGCTGAAGAGGCATGGGAACGCGCTGGGCAGGAAATGCGGACGGGTTACGATCTTAGGACGGCTCGTCGCTCCATGAACCTGATGACCATCGAGTGGCAGAACCGTGGCATCAATATGTGGACAATAGATCAGGGTGCGCTAACCCTGACAGCAGGTTTAAACACCTATGCTCTGCCCTTGGACACGATTGATCTGATGGATCATGTGATCCGCACCGGTAGTAACACGGCGTCTACTCAGTCTGACCTGTCTATCACGCGCATCAGTATGCCGACCTACGCAACAATCCCTAACAAGCTGGCCCAAGGAAGACCGATTCAGGTCTGGGTTCAACGGTTGTCTGGCGTTCAGTCCCCAACCAATGCAACCTTGAGTGGAACAATCACCGCCACAACCACGACCATTACGCTGTCTACGGTTGTGGGGCTTCCCGGTGCTGGGTTCATCAGGATCGATTCTGAGGACATTTACTACGGCTACCTGAGTGGTAACACCTTGGGTGGTGTTTTCAGGGCGCAGAACGGCACCACAGCAGCCGCGCACACCACCGGAACGGCTATTTACAACCCGAATCTACCGGCGATTACCGTTTGGCTGACACCGGACAACACCCAAACTTATCAGTTTATCTACTGGCGGATGCGTCGGATACAAGATGCTGGGGCTGGGGTGCAGACTGCGGACATGAACTTCCGGTTCCTGCCCTGTGTTGTGGCTGGCTTGGCTTACTACATCGCCATGAAAGTGCCGGATTTAGCGCCCCGTCTGGATATGCTCAAACAGGTATATAACGAGCAGTTTGACCTTGCGGCGGGTGAAGACAGGGAAAAGGCAGCGATTCGGTTTGTCCCGCGTCGGATGTATATTAGCGGCGGCGGGTAATGGGTAACCGGTATGCTTCAGGCAAAACAGCGATTGCGATATGTGATCGTTGTGGGTTTCGTTATCGACTACGAGACCTTAAAACCCTGATTATTAAGACCAAAAATATTAACCTTTTGGTGTGTGAAGCGTGTTGGGAACCAGATCAACCACAGTTGCAGTTGGGTATGTATCCGGTGGACGACCCGCAAGCCCTGAGAAACCCGCGCACGGACACGACCTATCAGACCTCTGGAACGCTTGTAGACGGGTCTCTGGGGGACGGTAGTAGGCAGATTCAGTGGGGGTGGAACCCAATTGGTGGGTCTTCCCTAAACGACGCGGGGCTGACCCCGAACGATTTGACGTTGAACATGCAGTTAGGCACCGTAACCGTGGTTACGACATAGGAGCTATTATGAAGAAATATCTGTCTGGTGGTGATGTCAAGCAGGTCAAAAAGATTGCTGACAAAGAGGTTAAAGGGCATGAAAAGAAGCTGCACGGTATGGCTTCGGGCGGAATTTTAGTTCGTGGTGGTAAAGCCCAAACCAAGGGTAAAATGGCTCGTGGCCCAATGGGTTAGGGAGTAGTTTATGAACTACGCGAGTCTCTGCACCAATATTCAAGATATCACTGAGAATACGTTCACAGCGGATCAACTTGCCATGTTCACGCAACAGGCAGAACAGAAGATTTACAACACTGTTCAGATTGCCAACTTGCGTAAAAACGTCACTGGGACGTTGACCAGCGGGAACAAATATCTGGCAACCCCGACAGATTTTCTGTCCGTCTATTCGTTGGCAGTCTTTCCGACCAGTGGGGACTACACATACCTCATCAACAAAGATGTGAACTTCATGCGTGAAGCTTTCCCCGGTTCTACCGGTGGAACAGGGTTGCCCAAGTATTACGCGATATTTGGCCCAGCTTCTAATGACGTTACTGAGTTGACTCTGATTGTTGGCCCAACACCGGACGCCACCTATAACGCAGAGCTTCACTATTACTATTATCCCGAGTCCATTGTCACCGCTGGCACGACTTGGCTTGGAGATAACTTTGATTCGGCGCTGCTTAATGGCGCACTGATTGAAGCCATCCGGTTTATGAAGGGCGAAGCGGACGTTATTGCAAACTATGAGAGCATGTATGTAATTTCGTTGAAAATGCTTAAAAACCTTGGTGATGGTAAACAGCGTCAAGATGCGTATCGTTCTGGTCAGGTCAGGAATAAGGTTGCCTAATGTCTATTGTTCAAACACTGACTACTAGCTTCAAGGGACAGTTACCCCTTGCTGTCCACGACTTCACCACAGACACGATGAAGCTGGCGTTGTATGCGTCCACAGCCAATCTTGGTGCGGACACCACTGTTTACACGACTGATGGGGAGATTACCGGCACAGGTTACACGGCTGGCGGGATTGTTTTGACTGGCGTAACTGTCCTGACCTACGGCACAACGGTATATATAGACTTTGATGATGCTGCGTGGGCGGGTGTTTTGACGGCACGAGGCGGGTTGATATACAACTACTCAAAAGCAAACAAGTCCGTGGCAGTTATAAACTTTGGTGCTGACAAGACTTCGGTTAATACATTCACTGTTCAGATGCCAGCAAACACTTACACTTCTGCGCTCATTAGGATATAGACATGCTAGTCACTACCACAAAAGGCGAGATGGACGATTCCTTGCTGGAGAAGAAGGAAGGTTCTGTTGATAACGATAATGAGTTAACTACGTGGGTTGAGTATTGGCTTGCGGATGAGCTTGTGCATCGTTCGGCTCATGTGACGCTAAAGAAAATGCCGACCTTCGCTGGTGGCGAAACCGCATCAATAGGATAGGAGTTTAAATTGGCTGGTAAACCACGGATGTCAGAAACCGAGCGTTTTATGTCCAAAGTGCATAAGGCGGAGAACGGCTGCTGGCTGTGGGAAGCCTATTGCATGAAAAACGGGTATGGATTTTTTAGAACCCCTAAAAGAAACGAGCTAGCGCATCGTGTTTCCTATAGACTTTTTGTTGGTGCGTTAGATAAAAGAGATGTAATGCACTCTTGTGATAATCCTTCTTGTGTAAACCCAGAACATTTAAATCTTGGAACAAGAGCAGAAAATATGCAAGATGCAAAAAGAAAAATGCGTGTTTGCTTTGGTGAATCACATGGTCGAGCTAAACTAACAAACGATCAAGTTGAATTTGCAAAAACAGCGCAGGGATTACAGCGAGAAATTGCTGCTTCGCTTGGCGTTTCTCAAGGACACATAAGTTTTATTCGAAGTGGAAATCAATCGCACAAAGCAAAAAATTTAAATTGGGCGTAGCCCAAAAAAGGAACTATCATCGCAAACACTCAAAGTATGTGTACTTCGTTTCTCGGTGAACTGATGCTCGGTCAGCACCAGTTTGGAACCTCAACAATTGTTTCTCGTGGCAGTTTAACTTCGCCAACCACGGACACCGTTAAAGCTGCGCTGTATCTAGCGTCAGCTACGGTCAATGCTGCAACCACCGCGTATTCTGTTACTGGAGAAGTTTCAGGCACAGGTTATACAGCAGGTGGCGTAACGGTTACCAATGCGACGGCACCTACTTCGACCAATTCTTCAGCAACGGCGGGTGTGGGCTATTGGACGCCTTCAGCCTCGATTGTTTACACGACTGTTACTCTGACAACCGCTTTTGACACGGTGTTGATCTACAACAGCACTCAGTCCAACAAGGCTGTCTCTGTCCACACGTTCGGGTCACAAACGATTACCGCAGGGACATTTACATTGACCATGCCAGCAAACACGACAACGACTGCTCTCATACGCTTGTCCACTACTTAAGGGTGAGCTATGTCTTTAGGCTGGGGGGATAGCACATGGGGTGCTAATGGTTGGAGCGGCACCCTCAGTCTAACCGGCGTAGCAGGAGCGGGTAATGTAGGCACGGTTGGAGTAAGTAAGACCATAGCCTTAACCGGCGTCAGCGCAGCAGGGACGGTAGGAACTGTAATACCCAGCGTTACAGACGCAGAAGTAGGAGATGCGGCAACAGGTTCAGTAGGTTCGGTAACGCCAAGCCTGTCTATAGCCCTGACAGGGGTTGTTGCAAGTGGCGCTGTAGGAACGGTAGTCCATAGCAAAGAAGCAGCTTTAACCGGTAACGCAGCAACTGGAGAAGTTGGATCGGTTGCACTGGGAGTAAGAAGTTTTGCGTTAACGGGGGATGTTGCAAGTGGTGATGTAGGAACGGTAACGCACGGCGGGGCATCGTTAGCCTTAACCGGTAACGAAGCATCTGGTGTAGTTGGGACGGTTGTTCAAAGCAGCGCGGTAGATGTAACAGGGGTTGATGCGGCTGGTGTAGTGGCTCAAGTTATTGTTCCTCTACCGTCAAACCAAGCAAATGGTGATGTTGGCACAGTAGTTCAGAGCATGACAATAGCCCTAACCGGGGTAGATTCAGCGGGGTTGGTAGGCACAGTTTCTCGCGCACAGACTTCTTTTGCACTTACTGGAAACGCAGCGGCGGGATATGTTGGAGATTCAATAGCGGTTTATTGGACACTTATTAACACAGTTCAAGACCCAAATTGGTCGCCGATTACTGATTCACAAACGGCTGGCTGGACTACAATAACGAATACGCAAACGCCTAATTGGTCTTCAATAACAACGGTTCAAGTCCCAGTTTGGGGCGCTGTAGAAACAGAACAAACCCCTGTTTGGGAAGAAATACAAACTATTTAGTAAGGAATCATTATGACGACTGCCTCAACTACGCTTCTTGGACTAGCCCTTCCGGTTACCGGTGAACTAAGCGGCACTTGGGGTGACGTTGTAAATGCCTCCCTGACGAACCTGCTGGACACGGCTATTGCCGGAACTACCACTCTTAGTTCAGACGCGGACGTAACGCTTACCACAACGACGCTTTCAGCTAACCAAGCGCGTCAAGCCGTTATCCTGTGGACTGCCGGTGGAACCGCAACAAGAACTATCACAGCCCCTGCTCAGAGCAAATCTTATGTGGTGATCAACGCAACATCTAGCTCACAGTCTATTAAGCTGGTGGGCGTAGGGCCGACAACTGGCATCACTATCGTGGCTGGCGAGAAGTGCTTTGCAGCGTGGAATGGTTCTGACTTTGTGAAAGTTGGTAATACAAGTGGCGCAGGTGTTTTCTCTACCGTAACCGCATCCAGCCTCACTTCAGGCCGCGTGACCTACGCTGGCACCGCTGGTCTGCTGCAAGACTCTGCCAACCTGACGTTTAACGGCACGACGCTGACCGCCAACACCATCGGCGCATTCACGTTATCCGGCACAGTAGCAGGTGGCGGCAATCAGCTTAATAACGTCATCATCGGCACGACAACTCCGCTGGCGGGTGCGTTTACGACGCTGAGTGCGACAGGTATAACAACTGTTGCCGCAGGTTCCGCCGCACTCCCTGCCATCGTATCTACGACAGGCACAGCCGAACCTGGGCTAGCGTTTCCCGCAGCGGATACTATTGCCGCCAGTACGGGTGGCCCACAGATAGCGC